CTAAGAATTTATCTGAAAGAGAAGTAGAAGGTTTTAATAATATAATTGAAGCTGGTTCAGTAGATACAATGAAACTTGCTGTTAGAGGTTTAATGGCTACTGCTGGAATGAAACAATCTTCTGTAAGACAACAAGATTTATTTCAAGGCGACAGCGATATTATTAGCACTGACGCATTTCAATCTATTGCACAAATAACAAAAGCTATGAATGACCCAAGATACGAAAAAGATAGTGCTTATAGAAAAGAAGTAACTGATAGATTAGCTAAAAGTTCAATTCTTTAATGCGAGATTATAAGTCTGAATATAAAAATTATCAGGGCAAACCTGAGCAGATAAAAAACAGAGCTTCTCGTAATTTAGCTAGAAGACTTATGAAGAAAAAATTGGGTGCTAAAATTATTGGAAAAGATATTGACCATAAAGATGGTAACCCAAAGAATAATTCAAGAAGCAATTTAAGAATTATGTCTAAATCAGCTAATAGGAGTAAGCATTAATGTGGTGGAATATATTACCAACTGTTTTTAAAACTGGTGCTGAGATTTATAAAAATCATAAGCAATCAGAACTATTAGAATCTGAAGCAGAGAAACGACACTATGAACGTATGGCTAGTGGTGAGATTGAATATCAAAGAGATGTTTATGACCAACAAGATAAATCGTGGAAAGACGAATTTGTTCTTATAGTTGTTTGTATTCCAATTCTTGTTCTATCTTATGCAGTCATCAGCGATGATGTTAATATTAAAACTAAATTAGATTTATTTTTTAATTATTTTGATAAGTTTCCTACTTGGTATCAATGGTTAATTGTTGGTATCTTTGGTGCAATCTACGGATTAAAACCAAGCATTGACGCATTTACTAAAAAATAATTATGAAAGAAACTAAATATCAAAAAAAAGTACATTCAGTAATGCACGAATGGAAGATTGGTAAATTAAAATCTGGCGGAAAGAAAATAACAAATCAAAAACAAGCTATCGCAATAGCTCTTTCTGAAGCTGGTCGTAATTTAAAAATAAAGAAATAACTTTGGCTTTAAAAAGAATAGTTAGATTTAAAAAAGTTATTACTAAAAGTAACAAATTTAAAAAGAAACCTAAAAAGTAATCACCATCTCTCATTAGAGAGGTGACTAATGAAAATTCAAAAGGACTGCCTGTTACGACAGATAACTCTCTGAATAGGAAAGTACATTAGCTGAAACAAAAAAGACAAACCAAACAAACAAACAATAAAAAGGAGACATAAAATGTCAAACGCAACTCCGTCACGTCTGGGGCAAATCAATGTCGCAGGTGACGCAAACGCACTCTTTCTTAAAGTTTTCTCTGGTGAAGTTCTTTCAGCTTTTGAACGTGAAAATCAAATGCTTGGAATGACTATGACTAGAAGTATTACTTCAGGAAAGTCTGCACAATTCCCTGTAACTGGAACAATCAGTTCAGGTTACCACACTATTGGTAACGAAATTCTTGGTTCTGCTGTAAGCAAAAACGAGAAAGTTATTAATATTGACGACATGCTATTAGCATCTGCATTTCTAGGTGAAATAGACGAACTTAAAAATCATTATGATGTTCGTTCAATTTACTCAAGAGAAATGGGACAAGCATTAGCAAAAACAGTAGATAAAAATCTACTTAACTTAGTTGTTCTAGCTTCTAGAGCATCTGCAAACATAACTGGTGGAAATGGTGGTGCGGTAATTACTAACGCAACAGCTAAATCTTCTGCTTCTTCTTTAGTAGGTAGCATATTTACTGCTATTAAAACTTTAGATGAAAAAGATATCCCATCTCAAGGTAGAGCAATTATCGTTGCTCCTGAGCAGTATTATCAATTAGCAAATCTAGATAGTTTAATTTCTAGAGACTTCTCTGATAACGCAGGTGATAGAGCAAAAGGAACAGTTGTATCAATAGGTGGAGTACCAGTATTCAAATCAAATACTGCTGTATCTGCATTTACTGACCAATCTGGCGATTCTACAACAGGACAAAATAATACATACAAAGGCGACTTCTCGACTGTTGCTGGAGTAGTGTTTCATAGTTCTGCTGTTGGTACAGTTAAGTTAAAAGACCTAGTTCTAGAAAGCACTTACGACCCTAGAAGATTAGGAACTCTTTTGACATCAAGAATGGCTTTAGGTCATGGTATTTTAAGACCTGAAAGTTCTGTTTCAATTAAGACTGCTTAATTATTTATTAAGTTAAAAACTGGGGGAGATTAATTTCTCCCCCTTTAATAATATTTTCAAATGACAATCACAACTCGCACATCTGAGCTACAAGCTGTAAACACTATTTTATCTACAATAGGTGAAGCACCTTTAAGTTCTTTATCAGGAAGTCTTCCAGTTGATGGAACAATAGCTAAAAATGTTCTAGATGAAATTAATAGAGAAGTTCAAAGTGCAGGTTGGCACTTCAATACACATTATAAAGAAACATTAACTAGAGATACTTCAAATCTAATTCCTCTAGCTAGTAATGTTTTAAGAGTAGAATTAGACCCAAATTATTATTCAAAATCTTCTTACGATATAGTTCAGAGAGATAACTATATTTATAACTTAGCAAAAAACACAAACATATTTGATACAAATTTCACAAATGTAATAATGGTTTATCTTTTAAATTTTAACGAAATTCCTGAACAAGCTAAACGATATATAACTATAAGAAGTGCTAGAGTATTTCACGATAGAACTTTAGGAGCAACTACACTTCATAAATTTTCTCAAGAAGACGAACAGAGAGCTTTAATTGTTTTAAAACAAGCTGAAGCATCTACAGGAGATTATACAATATTTGATAATCCATTAACCGCATACACAGTTTCAAGAAACAACACAGCTTGGTAATATGGCACTAGTATCAAGAACTATTCCAAATTTGGTACAAGGTGTATCACAGCAACCTGAGGTATTAAGATTAAGTTCTCAATTTACATCTCAAGTAAATGGTTTTTCTAGTGTTGTAGAAGGTCTTAAAAAGAGACCAAATACAGCTCATATTAAGAAAATATCAACAACAGCTCTGTCTAATGCGTATATTCATACGATTAATAGAGATTTGACCGAGAGGTATATTGTTGTTATCACTAGTGGAAGTATTAGAGTGTTTGATACTAGTGGTGTAGAAAAAACTGTAGTAATGCAAACAGGTTCTTCTGCTTATTTAACTTCAACTAATCCTAAAAATGCTTATCGCTGTGTGTCTGTTGCTGATTATAGCTTTGTATTAAATAAAGATATGGTGACAGCAATGTCATCAGTTACAAGTTCAGCTAAAGTTGAACAAGCTGTATATACTTGTACTCAAGCTATTAACGGAATTAAATATTCTGTAACTATTAATGGTACTACTTATTCTACTACATTAGCTTCTACTGGAGTAGTTACTACTGAACAGGTAAGAGATGGTTTAAGAACTGCTATTGGTACATTAGCTAGTCATACTCTTGCTAACATAGGAAATTCAAGTTTTTCAATTATAAGAACATCAGGAACTTTAGCTGTTAGTGCTTCAGACAGTTATGGAGACCAAGCATCACAAATAGTAAAAGATACAGTAAATAATTTTGATGCTCTACCATTACCAGCAATTAATAATATGATTGTTGAAATTACTGGTGACACAACAAACAAGTTTGATAATTATTTTGTAAAATTTATTGAAAGCTCAAGTGGAGATGGTGTTTGGGAAGAAACAATTTCACCAGCAACTAAATATAAAATTGACGAAACAACTTTACCATACGTTTTAATTAGAACTGCTGATGGTAATTTTAGATTTTCTCAATGCGATGGTAGCTCTTACACAATAAGTTCAGTTAGTTATAAAGTACCAGCATGGGGAGATAGAGTAGCAGGAGATTTATTATCTTCACCAGACCCAAGTTTTATAGGAAGTAAAATTAACGACATATTCTTTCACAGAAATAGATTAGGTTTTTTAGCTGATGAAAATATTGTTATGTCTAGAAGCGGAGAATTTTTTCAATTTTTCCCAGAAACAGTTACACAAGTTTTAGATAGTGACCCAATAGATGTTGCATCAACTCATACTAAAGTTTCTATTTTAAGACATGCAGTATCTTTTAATGAAGAACTATTATTATTCTCAGACCAGACACAGTTTGTATTAACTGGTGGTGCTGTATTAACTCCTGCAAATGTTGCAATTAATGTTACTACAGAATTTGAAACAGATAGAGACGTTAAACCTGTTAATGCTGGTTCTAATGTTATATTTGCTTTCCCTAAAGGAAATTATCAAGGATTTAGAGAATTTTATATAGACAGTCAGAATGATACTAAACAAGCAGAAGATATTACTGCCAATGTTCCTAAGTATATTCCAAAGAATACTTTTAAGATTACTACTGCAACAAATGAAAATATTTTAGTTGCGATAACTTCTGAAGAACCAAATACAATTTATATTTATCAATTCTTTATTTCACAAAATAAAAGATTACAGAGTGCTTGGCATAAGTGGGTTATGGGTGATGTTAGCAATGTTAATATTCTTAATGCTGATTTTATTGAAAATACTTTATATTTAGTAATTCAAAGAGGAACAGACGTATTTATTGAAACAGTAGATATATCTCCTAACTTAACTGATATAGGAGCTACTTACCTAACTCATCTAGATAGAAAATTACAAGAAAACTCTACAGGAGTTTCAAGAAGCTATAACGCAGGAACAGATAGAACAACTATAACAATACCTTACGCAATAACAAATCCAATGTCTGTTGTTGTAAGAGTTGGTTCATCAGGTAAAGCTGGTAGAGAAATTAATATTGTAACCCAAACTGCTGGAACTACTTCTATTGTTGTTTCAGGAGATGTTACTACTACTAATTTATTTATTGGTGAAAGTTATAATTTTACATTTACTTTCTCTCAACAATTCATGCAAGATAGTGATGCACAAGGTTCTAAAATTTCTGTTAAAGAAGGAAGATTACAAATTAGAAACTGGTCAGTATCTTATAATGACACAGCTTATTTTACTACATTAGTTGAACCAGATAGCAGAAGTCCATCATCAACTACATTTACAGGAACAATTACTGGAACAGGTTATCTTGGAACTATTAATTTAGAAGATGGAGATTATAGATTTGCAGTGCAAGGTGAAAACGATAGTTTTGTAATTACAATAGCTAACGACAGTCATCTACCATCTAACTTTATTAATGCTTCATGGGAAGGTTACTATGTTAGCCCAACAACAAGAATATAATCATATACGTTTAACTGTTCTTGAAGATATAGAATATTTAGCACCAAGATTAAGGTTTGAAGATAAAAGAGAAATGTTAAGTGCAACAGGTCTTACACCTTATGAAGGATTATTATTTAGTTATAAAAATTCAACAACTTGTTTCACAATAGTTAATTCTAAAAATATACCAGTGTCTATATTTGGAATTAACCAAATAAATAATTCGTTGTCATCAATATGGCTTATGGCAACAGATGGTTTAAGAGAAATTGAAAAACCATTTTTAAAACAAAACAAAGAGCTAATTAATTTTTTAGCTAAGAAATACAAAATACTTTGGAACTTTGTAGATTGTAGAAATGAACTCCATATCAAATGGTTAAGATGGTGTGGTTTTAAGTTCTTAAGAAAAGTTAATTACGGAGTATTAAATCAACCCTTTTATGAAATTATAAAAATATGTGCGTAGAACCAACAACAGCTTTAACCATTGCCAGTGTAGTAGGTAGTGTTTACAGTGCAGGAAGCACTATATCAGCTCAAAAAGCTCAACAAACTCAACAGATTAGACAAAACGAATTAGCAAGACAAAATGCTATTCAAAGATATGCGTCAGAAGGATTAAAGATAAGACAGATAGCATCTGAGACAGC